GGATCAGAAACAGTTACTACAGAAGATACTGTATAACCAGTACCACCTTGATTAACAGCTAAATTTTGAATGTAAACTGGATCTATTTCTCTATACCCATCACCATCAACGATAATATTAGCACTAATGTAGTTAGTTCCTCTAGTGTTAATAGTGATAGCTTCTAACTGTCCATTACTATAAAATTGATTCGTCAGAGCGGAAATAACTGGCATGTGCTCAGTTGTCAAAAACTTATTTCTCAATCCAATCGGGATATTGTACATGTACTTCCAGATATAACCATCTGGCATTAAGATTGGACTGGTTTGAGTTCCATTCGGTTTGGATGTAGACAGAGAATTGTTATTATTATCTAAACACTTGTATACATTATAGTCGTCTGTCAGTACATAAAACTTAGCATTTTCTAATTTATGTGCTCCATTATTTGGAGAAATTTCAACAACGGCAGTCATTATACCACCAGTGCCACCTCCACCAGTAATAGTTACTGTCGGTGTAGAAGTGTATCCACTACCTGTTGCGAATCTTTGAACCCCAATTATTTTCCCAGTTGCAGTATCAACAATTGCTCCATAAGAAGCACCGCTACCACCCCCACCAGTAATAGTTACAGTGGGTAGTGATGTATAACCAGTTCCACCATTCTTAAGATTTAAACCAATAACCTGTCCACTATAACTATCATCATACATATCATAAACTGTATTTGATTGCCAGTTTATTCTATCTACAACAAAAGATACATCAGAAGAATTGATAGATTTATATGTTATAGCTTCTGTTCTTGTAGCTCTTTCATACGCATAACTATCAATTGGATAAGGTGGATCGTCATCAGTATTCCATGGAATAGTTTTACCAAGCATGTAATAGTAGTTAGACTTTTTAGTCGTGATGTCTCGATACACACCTTCTGCAAGTGACTTGTGTAGAATTGATTTAATTAAGTATGACGTAGTAGCCATTAGATCAGCCTATCTTAAATTAGCTTACTGTGATAACCCATGTAATAGTAATTTGGTCGCCTGAACCTTTATTAACTGTTGGAAATACAGTACGGCAAAGCATTGTTCCTGCAGTAGACGCATTAAAAATACCAGCTTCTGTAATAGCACCATCACCAGTACCTGCTGGGAATGTAGCAGTATAAGTGATTGTGTTATTTAAAACAGATGAAGAAGAAAGAGCAACACGACCAGTTTGAGTCAATGTAGTGTTTGATACATCAGCTGCAGATGTACCAGTTCCAATACCCATATGAGTCATTGAAACTGGTGAGTTTGTAGTAGCAACCATCTTAGAAGCGATATAGTTCTTACCAGTTGTAACAACCAAGTTAGGCACATAACGCTCGTCAATTATCTTTCCATTTTTATTAGTTTTAACTAGGTGCACACGACCAGTTACTTTCAAGCCTTCAGCAATAGAATTAATATCCATAAAGATCTCCTTTTTTTAATTAGCTACTAAATGTAGCATCTCTGTTATTTGAATAATGTTCAGAGAAATAGCTACCATCAGTATAAGAATTTAGTACGACGTAACCACCATCTGATTGTATAGTGATTTGATTCGGTAACATAGTATATTTAGTATTAGTATTTAACTCAATTAAGACCAATGTATCTTCTTGGTCTGCTAGATTAGTTGATAGGAATTTTTCCTGATCAATTAAAAGTGATTCTAAAGTAGTAAAAGAATCGGTTTTAAACAAACCTGGAGCTAATGTAAACTCAGAATCTGTCAAAGAAACTGAATCTGTCTTAGTGGTGTCATATGATACAGAAAGAACATCTGAGCCTTCTGGGAATCCTGTATATACTTCAGAAACACCTTTACCAAAAATATTGGTAACAACACTGGTTAGTGGACTAGTTCCAACAACAAAATTATTGACTGTTGGCTCAGTTAAAGTAAAGTCATCTGTAGAAAAAGTCTTAAATGTATGAATTGATTTACTATCTGCAATAGTAACACCTGGAGAATCAGTTAGACGAAGAACCAGAGATTTGATCATTGATTCAATCTCTAGGGCTAAATCTACTTCAGTCGTTACATCAAACTCACCAAATAGTTCTACACCAGCTGGATGTAACATAGTCTTAACAGCAGACTTGTAGTCTTCCAGACGTTCATCTAATCTAATGACATATGAGAATGCTTGATAAAATTCACTGTCTTGAATAAAAATAGAATCTGAAAGGAATCCATTATTTGTTGCGAAGTATCCAGGATATTTTGCAACAGCGTCTAACTTAATTTGAAGGACAGCTGGATCTTCAGTAGCACTTGCAGCATTAACTGATGTTGTTTGGAATTCAGAAACTAATGTACCAGCCCATGATCCATCACACCAGTCTGTAGCTACATAGTCTGGTACAGAAATAAATCCCTTTTCATTAAACTTAATAGCAGGGTCTTCCATACCTACATCAAACTGATTTAATCTCAATTCAGCATCATACTGTGCTGTACCGATTGGATAATTAACAGGTGTTGGATTAAGTCCATTATCAATAGTTGATAATGTGAAAACGGATTCAGTACTGAATGGTCTATCTGAAGAAGCCAATGCAGTTGTAGGCAGTAAAGCTGATGTGAAATCTGTTAGGTAATTAACACCAAATTTAATAATTTCTGCGTTTTTAATACCACCATCAGAATCTATCCTAGTTATCTTAACTAAAGTACTGGTGCCAGTACTACTTTGTATTTTGAATAACTGTCCGACTTTAAAACCTGACCCAGCATGAAGAACATTAACATGAACTGGAACAGCAAGAATTTCTGCCTGAAATAGATCACTATATCTGATTCTATTACCTGGAGCAATAACACCATAGTATTTTCTATCAATGAAAAATTCATATACATTACCACCCAATGCAACAATTCTATCAATCTCACCCTCAATGTCTTGTCTTCTATCAATTGGCACTTTAATAATCGTAGAACCAGTTTCAATTTCTACAATTTTACCAACAACATCCTGTGGATTTCCGTACAAAACTTTGGCAAATAAAGATACATCTTGATTCCATCTACCATCAGAAGCACGCAATAATTGCTGACCAGGATATGATAATTGAACTTCCTTATTGTAAAGAAGTTTAAATAGCAGTTTGTATGATGCTTCACTACCTTTGGCTAGGTATAAATCTTTAATACGCTCTATGTAAAATCTATCATCCTGAACAATATTTGGAAGATTATATGCTAACTCTTTCTTAAAATATTGAACAAACTCATCAAGAGTTGTATCTAAGTCTCGTGTGGAAGCATAGTCTAAAAGTTGAGTTTGTAACCACTCATAGTATGCTTCAACAAAAGCAACGAATGTTGGATAATCTTCTCTGACAAACTCAGGAATCTGACGAGAAACTAATGATGATATTTTATTTCTAGACATTATCTAACAGATGTAAATACGTAATTCTGACCAGCTTCTAAGTTACCACTAGATGACTTATCTGCGATTACAGAGATATTTAAATACTCTGGATCGATTTGAACAATTTGATTTAGAGCAGAAACAACATCGTAAGAAGAGGGTTTTATAGTTATCTCGAATGCATCTTCAGCCAAAGAAACGATGTTAAGATTTTTAATGTTAATTAAACCAGTGCTATAAGAGATCGTTCCGATAGTTGCATTAACAACTATTTTAGAAAAGTTAGTGTCATAATAGAACAGACGAATATTTCCTTTTTCATCGTCGTCAAGATAGTGCACAACAGTACTGTTAGGAATTAAGAATCCAGTAGACTTAAATACGTCGCCAAGATTGTTACCCTCTTGGCTGATAGGATTAATCAGATTGATAGTATACTCTGAGTTTAAATTATATTTTGGAACAATACGTCTAGTGATAGTTAACTTAGTCACGTTGTTGGTGATAGAACTATCTGATGCATCAATAATGCTACTCAATCTAGAGAAACGAAGAAGACCATCAAATTTCTTAAGATTGTCATCGTTATAAGAAATTATTGCATTTTTAACAATTGTTGTTAGTTGTGATGGTGTTTTTGAAGTGTTTCTATCATTATAGTAAACAGTACAATCAATATTGATATTTAGATAATCTGGATCAACAATTTCTGGTGTTATTGAAACGACATTTCGTTTTAATAAACTTGATACCAAGTACTCTTTCTGTAAGTTTGTTAGTTTAGTACTAGTTGTTGGTTTTACACAAATAAAAGTCTTACCATAGATCTTAGGGATATTGTTCTCTCCACCCCAAACCTGTACAGTTTCAGTTTCTGGTAAAATATTGCGAACTAACACTCTGTAATCTTCTGGAGTGACTGCTCTATTCTGTGCAGCATATGTTCTTGGTGCATTAAATTTAATAGAAGAAATTGATTCTGAAGCTGCACCACCACTAGAATTAGAGACAGTCGCAACTGTTAAATTGCTACCAAGAAGTGTAACACCACCATACAGAAATGATTTAACATTATTAGCTTTTTCTAAACTAGAAACAAAATAATCTAAAGTAATAACATTACCTGGACTAAGCGCAGTTCCTACAACACCATCACCAAAATTTAATTCGTAAAGACCATTATCAATTTCTTTAATAAAGTACACATTTGTACTTTCATTGGCTACAACTAAATCTTCTACTTTACTGAATACTGTATACTCATCACTAGATGCTGTTTCTTGAACACGAACAGCCAAAGTCGAGAGATCAACATTTGAATTCGGTATAATAATTCTTTGACCATCAGTATAAGTATATTTAAATTTTAATGGAGTTCCTTCTACAATAGTTACATTAGGAAATTGATAAACACCTAAACTATTTTTAGGCACTGTCAACGCACCTCTATTATAAAATATGTATGTTTCACCATCTACAGTTGCGCTAAATGGTTGATATGGAGGAAGTGTCACAACTGCAGGGTTTGATGTTGGACTAGAGATAGTAATATTAACTGTTGCAGTTGAACACTTTGCAGAAACTGGTGTATAACCTAACATCTTAGCCAGAGAAACTACAGAAGATCTTTTACTTGCAGAATCTAAGAACATCTCATTAAATGCAAGATTAGTATAAATGTTATTGTAGTGAGTATTATACGCCAATAGATCAATGAGGACTGCCATAGCAGATCCTTCAAAATCATAGTCTGAAAATTCAGACTGTCCTTTGAGATAGTTCTTAATGTTTAATTTGATAGCGTCAAAGTCTAATTCAG